TAGGAACGTATTGTTCTGCGCTCCGTTGGTGCCGTTACCGGGCAGCAGCAGAGTGACGTACTCAAAAAACTCGTCAATTCGCAATACGCCGCTTAAAAAGCCATAGGCTCTAGCGGCAGTCACAGCAAGCCGACCCAATGCAGGCATTACGCAAACCTCGTCTGCGAGGCAAATACCGTGAATGTTGCGCTGCCAGTTTTAATAACCGTGTACGAATAAGCGTCCACGCCTGAAGCATTACCCGCAGATGGAGCCGTACCGCCCTGCCAACGGGTTGTTACGCCAGAGGTTGTGCCGTCCACTTGCACCGTCGTGTTGTAGTACGGGGTAGCACCTTGGGTCACTAAAAACACAACCGTTACCGCTTGGCCGGTCGCTAAAAGCGTATTCATCGACGTTCCAGACGATCCCCGAAGGTTAACCGTCCAGTTGGCCGATGCATTAGACGTATAAAACAGCACCGATTGGGTGGTTACGTCGTAAGCAATCGTTCCCGTGGCAGCCGTAGCCGATACCGTGGCAACTTCCGCAGCATCGTTGAAAACCGCGCCAAGCGTTGACGAGGTACCGCTAAAGGTTTGAGTGGCCGTAAACGTCGTTGCCGTACCCGGAGCAACAAAATCGGTGCCTGCCGTGGCTGCGGTAAACGCGCTAGTGCCGTTGCCTTTCAGAACGCCCGTGAGCGTCGTTGCGCCCGTACCGCCGTTTGCAACCGCAAGCGTTCCGGTGACTTGGGTGGCGAGATTAACGTTGCCCACCGCTTGTTTAAGCGATCCGGTCGTGTCAAATGTGCCGTCCGTCGTCCAAGTATCGCCAACTTGTAGCGTGACCTTGGCAATGACGCGCAGCGTGCCGTTGTTGTCGTAAGAAATAGTGACCGTGACAGGCGCCGTGTCCTTGTTCTCAATCGTGATTGACTTGATGACACGCCGCGTGGACGACGCAGGAGCCGCAACAAGGGTGGCCGAGCTAGTGCCGCTCAACGCACCGTCAGATGCGCCTTCAACGAAGGTCGTACCGTTGTTGTCTGCCCAAGCTGCCGTAAAGTCGGGGTTGGTCGTGGCAGCAGCGCCCGACATGACCGCCTTAATTGACTTGGTTGTTGAATCAAGAATCAAGATTGCCATATCGGTTTCCTACGAGATAAACCACGCATAAGACTCGCCACCGCCGCCACCCGAGGCTGCGATGCTAATACTTCCTGCGCCGTTAGTGATTGAAATACCGCTCCCTGCGGTCAAGGTGGAAAGGGTGTAGTTCGTGCCGTTACCGATCAACAACTGGCCGTTGGTCGGCGTAGAGGTCAGCCCGGTGCCGCCATTCGCTGCCGTGACGGGCGTCGTCAGCGAGAACGTCGTATTGGTGAGCGTAAGGCCTGTGCCAGCCGAGTAAATCTGCGTGGCCGACACCTGCACGAAGTTGATAGCGGTCGTGCCGAACGTGATCGTGCCTTGCGTGTTGCAGACGTAGGTTTCGCCTGCACCCGTGTTGCCAGAAGTAACGAAGAACGCATCGCCTTCGCCAAGGCCATTAGGGCTTTTTAAGGCGTATGTGTCGGCATCCGTGGCGCGAGTCAGCACCCATGCAACCGAACCGCTACCGACCGTCGTAACCGTATATACGCCGTTTTCGAAGGCGTTGGTTTGGTTGTAGACGAGAACGCGGTCGCCAACCATGGCAACGACGCCATCAGGCGTAAACGCGGCAAGCGCTCCTGCGTTGGTCAGCGTAGCGCCAACGCCCGCCGTACCGTTGTTGTACGTCGCATTGAGGTTGCCCGTGGTGTTCGGCACCTCGTACTTGACCGGAGCGTGGTAGGTGATACCGCTTGCAACAAGGGTATCGACGTACTGCTTGTTTACGCCGTCATTAGCGCTAGTCGGCGTGGCAAGGTTGACAATCTTGGCTGACGAAACGTCAACCGCGCCCGTTCCGTTGGGGTCAAGCGTGATATTGCCGTTGGTGTTGGTTGAGGCAATCGTGTTGCCATTGACGTTGAGGTTATCAACCGTGACCTCGGTAAACGCACCCGTGCTCGGTGTCGAATTTCCGACAGCAGTACCGTTAATCGTGCCGCCAAGGACGTTAATGGCGTCAACCGAGGCACTCGTAACCGTCAGGCCGCCTACGCTGGCCGTGCTTAGGATCGCTACGTCAGACGAGATGGAGGTCGCAGCGACGGTGCCAGCCGTGACGCTCGTAAACTCAGCGGTGCTGGCCGATGCGCCGCCAATCGGGGTGCCATTGATCGCACCGCCCGTAATAGCGACGTTGTTGGCGTTCTGCGTCGCCATCGAACCAAGGCCCGATATATCCCCGGCAGGGATAGACGCAACGCCCGTAAACGCTGACGTACCGGAGGCTTTAACGTAACCCGTTAAGGTCGCAACGCCCGTACCGCCATTGCCGACCGGCAACGTACCCGTTACGCCCGTCGTGAGCGGCAATCCCGTGCCGTTTGTCAGTACAACAGCGGTTGGGGTGCCAAGGTTGGCGTTTGAAAGCGTTTTATTCGAGAGAGTTTGTGCGGTATCGAGCGTAACGGCCTTTTCGGCTGGGTACGCCACGAATACGTCCTTTGACCCAGCCGCAAACGGCACCTTGCTGCCGCTGCTGCTAGAGGCCAGCACCGTGTCACGGGTCAATGTCCCGACATTGTACGTACCAATGCCGACTTCCCACTCGCCTGTGGCGTTATCCACAGCCGTGTAGTACGTCTCGTTGCCGTTACCGATGACCGAAAACGGAACGAAGCCCGTGGACGTACCGCCAAGCACGAACGTGCCGGTTCCTGTGGTCGCTGTCGTCTCTTTGACGCGATCTTGCAGCACAAAAGCCACGGCTTATTGCCTCGTCATCGGCGGCTGCATGGGCTGCTGCAACGGCAACGGCTGTTGAGCAATCTCTACCCCTGCGGCGCGGCCATCTGGGCCACGAACGATGCGCTTCGGTGCGGTCATGGCGCGAAGGGCTGCATCCAGCTTTGCCATCATCTCAGCGTAGACCTGTGTGGTCTGCTGCTGCATTTGAATGATAGCTTGCGTGGAGGCGGTGACGTTGTTTTCCACGTTCTCCATCATGCGCTCGGTGTTGGCCTTGGTGACTTCCAGCATCGGGATGTCAACGCCGGGGTTCGCACCGATGCGAGCCACGTTGATCTTAGTCTGCGCGTCCAAGTCGGCCTTGTACTTGTCCATCTGCGCTTGCATTTCAAGCTTACGCTGCTCCAGTTGCGCCTCCATTTGCGCTTCCTGTTGCTTCATCTGAAGCTCCATCTGCATACGCTCTTGATCGGCTTGCATTTGCTGCGCCTCTGGGTTGACCTCGGGCTTTGGTTGCGCGGCGGCTTGCTTGATTTGCTCCATCGCAACGTCAATCTGACCCTCAATCGGGCGAGACGCCTTGAACGCCTGCGTACCAAACTTCATCAATTCCATCATGACAGGGACAAGCTGCGGCGAGGCTTGGCCGACCGGCAGCGCTTGTTGCAGGAACCCACCGAAGGCTTGGATGAACTGCAAGCGGTCTTGCTTCATCTGGTTCTCGTCAATCTGGACGAGGCTATCGGCGGCAATCTCCACGCGGAAGTTGCGAAGCGGACGATCCTGCATCAACTGGAGGGCTTGCGGGATCATCTGCTGATCCACTTCGGCCATCTGTTGTGCGGCGGCATACGAAAGAATGGTCTGCGGCTGGAACTTGGCGCACATAACCTGCGCCTTCAGCCGGATCAACTCTGACGCAAAGAGGGCTACGTCCTCCTGCATCGAACGCAGTCTTAGCCCCGCGTACTGTCCTTTGATTTGCTGGGCCGTCGCCGTCTCAGATGCGGCGCTCTGACCCCGAATGATGTCCGAGATGCCGGTGATTTCGTAGATTTGGCCTTTGATGTCTGCTCGGGCTTGGTAGCAGTTGAGCAGGGCTTGGGCGATTTGGTCAATCGGAAGGAGGTCAATAGACCCTTTAAGGCCTCCCTTTTCGCTGAAAGCCATCCACTTATCAACTGGAATGAGAGCATTGTTGTCACCTTCGGTCAGGAGGCGTTGCAAAGCCGGTTGGCTTGCGTCGTATACGCCACGGACGCGCAAAGCCTTAACCAAGCCGTCGATGCGGTCAGACAGGATGTCCAACTCCATCGCTTGGTCTTGGTACAGGATAAAGTCAGGGACGGGAACCAGCGTGTCGCTCGTCGTCGTGGAGTACAACGGTTTTGGACAAGGGAAAAATCCTTCCAACCCAAGCGGATCATCACGAACGTCAATGATCTGCGGCATGCCCTTGCAGAGCCAATAGACCTTGAGCGTTTCCTTGTCCCACAGTTCACAAATCTTTGCACGGTTGTAGGCTTTCTTGCTCTCGTTGTAGGCGTTAAGTGGCTCTGGGCCTTGGTCAAGCGGAATCTTCCGCGCCATTTCCTCGCCAAAACGCTCTACGAGGGCCTCACGGGTCATGTAGACCCAGCGCCATACCTGACTCACTTCTTCCCATGTGCGGGCTTGTGAGTGGCCAAAATCGCGCCAATGGACGTAATCCACCGGGGCGCGTTCGTATTCAATCTCCTCGGGGACTTCGGCAAGCTCGCCTGCCTCTACGTCCTCGGTCACTTGCAGGCCGTCGTCCTCAATACCCTGCGGGCGAACGTGCGGCTCATAACGCACCCATGCCGTGCCACGCCCACCGAGGAAGCGATCCTCTACGGCGTACTTCATGGTTGAGCGAAAGTCGGGGTAATGCTCAATCTCAAAGTCGATGGCTCGCTCTAGGATTTGCGAAGCCACGCGGCCTACTTGGTCGTTGTCACCAAAGCGGCGGGTGATGTCGGCCTTCGGAAGCTTGGCGTAAACAGCCGGGATCAACGTCTGGACGTTTGACCACAGGATGTTGAACTTGGCCGTCTCATTGCCCGTCTGGCCTCGGGTGTCGTCCCGATAGCGCTTGATGATCTTCTTGGTGCGAGCCGTCCACTTGGCGAACTCGTTGTCATAAGCGCCAATAACACGGAGGTACTTATCGACCTCTGGGCTAACGAGGTTTTCCATTAGTCTTTACCTTTGTTCCTGCTGCTAATGGCCTTCGCCTTGGCGCGGGCATCTTCCTTACTGCTCGCTCCCCATGCACGGAGGGCAAGCGCAAGGCGTGTCGGCTTCCCATTCTTTTCCATTGGGCCAGCCATGTTGCCCATACGGGCTAGAAACGATGCGCGGCGCGGATTATCGCCTGCTTTGACCGGCGGCTTAAGAGTGCCACCCGTCTCGGCCTTGTAGCTGGCACGACCCTTGGCGTTCAAACCGCCCTTGGGGTTCTTGCCTTCTTCCCGCTGCCACGCTGCGCTCATCGCTTGTTCTCAGGCTTGGCCGTCTTGGCGCTCTCTCGGAACGCCTTGGCGGTCGGTGCGCCCTCCTCGCCGGGCTTACGCATACGCTCGCCCGAACCGGCGGCTATGCGCTCACGCTTGGCAAGGATGTTTGCGTAAAGACCGGCTTTGCGGCTCATGGCGTCCAGAACACCGTGCAATCAACCGTGCCGCCAATCGTCACGACGAGGCTCGTATTGACGCGGGCCGGGATCGTGTAGAACGTGCCACCCGCCGGGGTGAACGTATTAACGACCGTATCGCTGCCATCGCTGACCTTGATGGTCGGGGTGCTAGAAGCAGAAGCCACGAAGATACCGAACATCCCGCACGGCCCCGTCGAGACGGTTCCCGTGGCGGTCAGGTTCTTGTAGTTCTGGGACTGTGTAACCGACAAACTCATATTCTCGCCCTCCGTGCCGTCTGTCTTTCATGCACGGCCCACATATCGTTGAGGGTGACCGTGTTCTCGGGGCCAACTATCAGCGGCTTCGGCTCCGCTAAAGCTGGGGACTTGTCAGATTGCTCCTGCCATGATACCGCAAGCATACGGAAAGCGTCACTAGGGTGGCTCGTCCAATCGTGGCGCGGTGACTGCCTAAACGCCTTCTTGTCCTCGTCGTACTCGCGTTGATACTGACGCAGCGCCTCAATGCCGTCATGGCACTTCTCGGCGTCAAAGTACACACGCGGCAACAGCATGCGCACCGCTTGGATGCCTGACTGCAAGCCGATGTCAGGGACGACACCCAGCTTCTTGATGTCAAGGTAAGCGGCTAACTGCTCCAATACGCTACGGCCCGTCTGCAAGCTCTTAGCGCGGGCGTCGTGCGGTAGGTAGTGCTTGGCATACTCGTAGGGCTTACGGGTGACGACCTCGGCAATGTAATGGATGTCAGCGCCTGAGACGGCAAAGAAGTCAATGACGCGCACCTCGCCACGCAGCACTTGGTAGAACCAGATGGCGGTATCGTCGCGGTAACCCAAGTCCCATGCCGTATAGACGGGCAGGTTGGGGTCGTAGGGAAGGTTGCGGATACGGCCTTGGTCTTGCGCTTGGCGCATCTCCGTGCCGTAAAAAGCTCCGAGGATGGCAGCCTCGAAGCTGCACTCGTACTCCTGCAAGTACTGATCCTCGGACAATTGCGCTTTAGCGGCGGCTAGCTCTGACGCCGGGAGAAGCCCGCTGGTTGAGGCGGGTAAGCGCAGCAGGAACCACTCGCTAGGGATTCGAGTGGCTGTATCAAACACTTCCCAGAATTGGTTTTTGCCTTTCGGTGTACCGGCAAAGACCGCCCATCCCTGCTTATCTGACAAGGCAGGGCGAATAACGTTCCCAAATACGCTCGGCTTAAAGTCGCCGTACTCGTCAAGGTAGATGCCCGAGAAGCCAAGACCACGCATAGCATCGGCGTTGTCGGCACCGAACAGGCTGATCTTCACGCCATTGACCAGCGTTAGAGTCATCTGGCTTTCGTTAGCGTCTTGGGTGATCGGTGCGGCGTAGTACTTAAAGTAGTCCCACGCAATGCGCCTAGCTTGGTTCATGTAGGGGGCAACGTAGCCAAATAGCCCGTTTGGCCCTTGGTACGTTATCCCTGCTCGGATGATGTCGTTAACGGCTGCGACCGTCTTTCCTGCGCGGCGGTGAGCCACAATGCAGGCCCAGCGCTTCGTGCGGTTGTGGAACGGCATAAACGCCTTACGGGGTTGGTAAGGCATTTCGATTTCCACTAGGTTGGCTCCTTCCAGCGGATAACCAGTTCCTGTGGGCCACCCTCGTCACCCGTCACTTCGGTGCGGGCAAGGTCGGGCAGGGTCTTGCGTAGGACTATCTCGGCTGCTT